CCGAACTCTGATTGTGGCATCTCAAAGCATTGAGCTGATGAGTGTCCCTAGAGTGCTCATTGAAGAAATGAGTAAGATTCTTGAGACTTCTTTCAACAATCGTATTGGGTCGATCATCAAGTATCGAAATACGCCCCCTGAGTTTGTCACCGCACAAGCCAATCACCCTGAGATGTATACGTACATCCAATGGTTAATTCAAAATGCGTATCAGATGAGTGGGATCTCAGCCATGAGCGCAACAGGCTTAAAACCAGCTGGTTTAAATAGCGGAGAATCCTTACGCCAATATGACCAAGTTCAAGATTCGCGTTTTGCGGCTTTGGGCAAAAGATATCAAAATGTTTTCTCGGATCTTTCACATCTTATTATCGAGTGTGCCCAAGACATCTATGAAGAAACGGGCAAATATACAACGGTATTCCCAGGTAAAGATGGCACGAGAGAAGTTGATTTTAAGAGCATTAAACTCCTCAAAGATACATACGTTATCCAAGGCTTTGTCGAATCTGCTTTACCTAAAGATCCTGCAGGACGACAAGCTAAGCTTTCAGAAATGCTTGCTGCAGACGAGATCTCCAAACAAGAGTTTAGACGATTGTCTAATTTCCCTGATCTTGAGCAATCCGATCAATTGGCAATCGCATTAGAAGAGAGAATTCTTCACGACTTAGATTCTATCGTGGACGATGGACTCGAGGGCTACAATGAGCCTGATGCGTTCTTACTTGATCCAACTGATCTCGCCACAACTTTGACGGTCAATTACATCAACAAATACTCCGTTACCGATCTTGAAGAGGAAAAGCTTGAATTACTGAGAAACTATTTCACTCAGATCCAAGATCTGAAGCAACAAGCAATGCCTCCTCAACCACAGCCTGGGCAGATGCCTGAAGGCCAAGTATCGCAACAACCAGAGCTCCCAGTAGCGCCGCCCAATCCATCCGTCGCACCCACTTCGGGAGTTCAAGTCTAAAAAGGGGAATGTATGTCGTTTGAACGCCAACCTATGTCTGAAGGTTCTTTGTCTCCTAACATGGCGCCTATGGCTCCTGTTATGAGAGAAGACCGAGTTTTAAATCCTTATGCTTTGAGAAATGCTCAACCTGCTCAAGCTCCATTGCCTGCAAAACAACCCATTGGACAGTTTGACAGCAATAAAGGGAGCGAGGCAGAAGAAGAAAAGCCTGCCGGTGAAGAAACAGTCCGGTTATCCCCTCAAATGGCTGCACTTGCCCGGAGAGAACAAAAGTTTCGCCAGCAAATGAGTCAATTTGAAAAAGAAAGAGCCGCTTTAGCTGCTGAGAGATCTGAAATTGAAGGGCTCCGTTCAATGAAAGAGAAGCTCGCAGCGAAAGATTACTCTGGCCTGGACGGCCTAGTTGATTACAATGAGTATTCTCAATATCAACTAAATAAAGCACAAGGCCAAGATCCAGTCCAAGACGAGATTAAAAAGCTCACAAGCAAGATTGATGAGCTCGAGAAGAGCACCAAAGATCATGTTGAAAAACAATTCGATGCAGCGGTGAATGAACGAAGGGTAGCTGCAAAGCAATTGATCGATTCAAGTCCTGAATTCAAAAGCATTAAGAAAGCAGGACCAGAAGCCACTGAAGCGGTTGTTCATCACATTTTAGAAACGTGGGAAAACGATAACGTCGAGATCACGGTTGAACAAGCAGCTAAAGAAGTTGAAGAAATTTTACGAGAAAAAGCCAAGGCGTGGGCAGCTCTTTTAGAAGAAGAAAAAATTGAGACACCGCCCGAAGAAGAGAAGAAATCGCTTCCGCCCTTAAAACCGGCTCTAAAAACACTAACCAATCAAGTAACGACTGGTGAGCTTAAACGGCCCACCAAACCTCTTTCGATGATGAATGATTCAGACCGTTGGGCTGAAGCACGTCGCCGAGCTGAGGAGAAGTTACAACAAACGCGAAGATAGCAGAGGAATTTTTGTTCCTTTGTTTATTCGCAAAGGAATAAAAAATGCCTACTCCTTCAAATCCATCGTTTGCGTATAGCAGTGCGCAGACGAACGTTGCGACTCTTAAAGAGTTATATAGTGATGATGCTTGGGTCATGCGCGACCTAGTGTTTAACCGAAATCCTTGGCTTGCCATTATCGATAAGGATGAATCGGAAATGGGTCTCGGGGGCAAATATTTTCCAATTCCCGTATTAACAGACACAGGCGCAGGTCGTTCTGCTAACTTTGGTCTAGCTCAAGCTTACCAAAGCGCTCCTGTCACGGTGGAATTCAACGTTACTCGTGTGCAAAACTATTCTCTTGCCACATTAACCGGCGATTTCCTTCGTGCTTCTGCACAGAACATCGGCAGCTTCATGCCAGGTGCTGAGCTCAACGTTAAAGCTGCTTTCAAAGCAGTTAGTAACGATTTAGCACATGACCTTTTCTCTGATGGTTCCGGTATTCGTGGAACTTACGGACTAGGTGCTGGTTCTATCAATAACGGTGTGATCACCTTAGATAATCTTGGCCAAGTTTATCAGTTCGCTGAGAACATGGCTTTGGTATCTTTCTCTGTGAGTGGTCAAACTCCAACTCAAAGCACAGGCTCTGCAGTTGGTTATGTAATCGCTGTTGATACCAGTGCTGGAACAGTGACTGTTTCCTCTTCTCAAGGTGGCGCAGCTGGAACTCCTTCTTCGTGGAGCACTAGTTTCCCTTACCTTGCTCAAGCAGGTGACGTGAACTTTGTCAGCAATGGTCTATCCAGTGCGAACATGCTCAAAGTAGCGGGTGCTTTAGCCTGGATTCCTTTGACTGCTCCAAACGGATCAGACAATTTTTTCGGGGTAAATAGAAGCAGTTCTCCCACTAAGCTCGCGGGCTTACGTTTCAACGGGTCGTCAGAATCAATACAGGATGCTTTAATTGATGCCGTCAATCAATTGGCAGCTAACGGATCTGAAGCAGGTGATCCTGATTTCATTTTCGTTAATCCTGTGTCCTATCAGACATTGGTGAAACAATTAACAAGCCAAGGCGTCTATCAAATGATCAAAGCCAAGATCAATGAAGAAGTCTCGATTTCTTTTAAAGCATTGGTACTCCCAACTGCAAACGGTGAAATCGCAATTCTTCAAGATAGAAACGTGGGCAGTCAGCTTGCGTTTATTTTCACAAGCAAAACTTGGAAGCTCAGAACTTTGGGTAAATGCCCTCAGTTCTTAACCTACCCAGGTTTCTATGATCAACTCGGTTTCCCTGTCCAAGGATCCGATGCTATTCAGTTACAAATTGGCTTAACTCACGCAATTGCCGCGTAAGGCCAAGTAAAATTCTCTCTGATTGACTTGGAAGCCTGACAAGGTGACAAGGCGGAAGCGAAAGCACCGTGAACGACTGAGTGAGAGAACCCGAAAGGGATGCGACAGTCTGAGCACTGGAATAGAAAGAAAACCAGTGAGAGAAATCCGAAGAGGTTTCTCCCCTCGAAAGAGGAGTAACAAATCTGATTACGGCAATGTAACTTGTAATGCTCCTGGTGCGAATGCTGTTGTAACTTTAGCTCAGTAATGTAGACTGGATTTGGAACCGAATATTCCAAACCCAAAATTACCCCTCGTGATTAAACCTCACGGGGGGTTTTTATTTATGCCTATTCCTATTGGACAGTCTGACATTGAAGAGGGACTCACTTTCCTCACTCGTTGCTAGACTAGTACCCGTGCATTCTAGAGCGACTTACATCACGGGGAAAAGGAGTCCACATCAATGGGCGCATCCAATCAACTCGGATATAACGGCGGAAGGGTTTATTCCTTCTTCAATCGACCAGTCTTAATGGACTGTAACTTCGTGGTAGACAGCGCGAACGGCAATGGTCTTGGCATCCGAAACCTTAAAGGTTCAGGAATCCAAAACGTATTCATGCACACTTCATCTTCTGCTGGAAAAGGACCCAATGGATATTTAAATCCCAATCCTGCTTCTGGTTACGCATTGGTGCAGCTTGCAAATAATTACAATCGTTATGGCGGAGGGTTCTCTGGTTTTGTGAGTCCACTGAGTGGGAGCAATGTGGCAATCAATGCCAGTGCTTTGACAGTAGGTAATCCTTACGTGATTACTTCAGTAGGCCATGCTGCCTCTGGAACAGTAACAATTGCACCAGTGGCCGATACTGCTGGTTCATTGGCTTCAACATGGTTTAGGTTATTTGATGCTTACGGTAATACTTTTATTATTTGGTTTAACGTTGCTGGTGTTGGGTCTGCTCCTGTGGGCGTTTCCGGAACTTTAGTTCAGCAATCTATTGCAAGTGGCGCAACTGCTGCTCAAGTGGGGACTGCTTTAGTTTTGACAATTGAAAATCTTCCTTCAGGCATTGCAGGCGTGAATAGCTTCACTGCTTCGGGCACTACTACAGTGACTGTAGTGAGCACTCAAACCAATCCTCAGGGCCCACTTCCTGGTGCTCCTCAAGATGGAACCATTGCTACTGGCTTCACATTCGCTCAAACTGTCTACAACACAAATTTGACGTGTTGGCAGGGTGTTGGGCTTCCTGCGGGTGTGAGTCCAGCTGTAGGGGCTTCTTTCATCGCCACAACTCAAGGCGTGAGCACTCACGGTGGAAGCACAGGGTTAGTTCAAGCTCCTTCTATCTCTGGAATTACCAGTATGGAAGTTATTGGAGATGCCAACGCAAGCTTAGGACCAATTCCCATGGGAGGCTCTCGAAATGTTGGAGGCTGGATCATGGTTCAATTCTTAGCGCCAACAAATTCAAGCACCACAACTTTGATTCCTACGGCTCCTGCTGATGGGTCAATCGTTGGGATGTCTTTTTATGTTGAAGCTGGAAGTATCTTAATCAACGGACAATAAGGAATAAGCGCCTATGTCAATCTCAGGAGTTCCGCAAGATATCATTTTGCAGACTGGAAACGGTCAGAATTTTCTGACTTGGAATGTTGTTGTAGGCGCTACTTCTTACTCAATTCAAAGGAGTACAGATGCTTCTACTTTCACAACGGTAGGGACATCAACTACTCCGAATTATTTAGATACGACTGCTCTTGTAGGAGTGAATTACTATTACCAAGTTGCTTCAATTAATGGCTCAGGGACGAGTTCATATAATCAAAGTTATCCAACTTCAATTACGCCATGTTTACCTGGGCAGATTAACTTAGGTTATTTGCGCTACATGGCGCAATTGAGGGCGGATAAACTTAACTCTCTTTATTTAACTACTGATGAGTGGAATTGGAATATTAATCAAAGTGCAGCAGAGCTTTATGATAATCTTGTTGTTAAATTTGGTGATGATTACTTTCTTGCCCCTTTTCTTATTATTGAATTGGATGGGAGTGTTTCATATTCGATACCCGATGGGTCTAATTATCCTGTTAATGGTGTCAATAGTCCTGCTCTTTATAAGTTATCAGGGATTGATTGTAACGTATCTGGGGCTACATTAGGGCCTAATGCTGGATGGCTTCCTTTGTCCCGGTCTAATTGGTCTGACCGAGACCGATATACAACGTGGCCTGGGCAAGCAGGGGCTTTGAATAATATTTATCAAATGTCTTACCGAATGATGGGGAATCAGATTTATCTTTTCCCACAAAATACGAACATGGTAGTTCGAGTTTCATATGTCCCGATCCTTAGTCAGATGCTTCAGGATACGGATATGCTTCCCTTCTCAATCAGTGGGTGGAGTGAATATGTAATTGTGGACGCAGCTATGAAGGCCATGATCAAAGAAGAATCTTTTGAGAAATGGACTGCGCTTGCCAATAGCAAAACAGCTTTGATGGAAAGAATTGCAACCACAGCAGCAAATCGAGATGTGGGTCAGCCAAATACAGTGAGCAATGTGAGAGCCACGATGGGAGATCCAGGCTTTTCTTCTTGGGGAACTGGTTTTGGTGGAGGTGGTTTTGGTGGCGGAGGAGGCTATTAATGGCTGTTCCTCTTTCTACTAATCTAGATTGGAAATTAGCGAACTCAAAGTGGGCGTCAACACTCAATCCGTTCATCGCCAATCCTGTAAACAACGCTCAAATCATTCAAGACGTCACGCTTCAATCTGGATCAAACATTTTGAACCATAGTCTAGGTCGAACACTCCAGGGTTGGTTCATTGTGGATATTCAAGGCGTAGCCAGCATTTATCGTTCGGCTCCATTTAACTCTCAAACTTTAACTTTAACGAGTAGCGCGAAAGTTACGTGCTCGATAGGAGTGTTTTAAATGTCAACTCAGACGCCAAATATGGGTCTCACACTTCCTGTGATTGGGATTGATTCAGGATTAACTTGGGAACAAGACGTTAATTCAAACTCTACCGTGATTGATGGGCACAATCATTCTCCTGGAAATGGAGCTCCTATCGTTGTGACAGGCATCGATGTGGATGCGGATTTTCCATTTAATGACAATAATTTGACGACTGTAAGATCAGTGAGATTTGAATCTCAAGTTTCTCCTATCTCAGGAGCATCAGATCTTGATTGTCTTTATGTCAGTGGGCTTGATCTTTATTACAACGATGGAAATGGCAATCAGATTCGCATTACCTCAGGCGCAGCAGTTCTTGCGACGACTTCAGGGATCTCAAGTGGTACAGCCACTGCTGAGTTTGTCTCAAGCACTCTTGTGGTGGACTCAGCAGTCAATGCACCTGCCAATATCAAGGCAGCTAGTTACAGCATGGGCAATACTGGACTTGCAGGATCTAATTATGTAACACTTCAACCGCCTAACCCTGTTCCAAGTAATTACAATATTACGCTGCCTACACTTCCATCGACTACGCAGGGATTAGAAATCGATCCAAGCGGAGTCATTACTGCGGGCTCTACAGGCGCAGGATTACCGGCTGGAACAATTATCATGTATGGCGCCAATGCGGTTCCTTCAGGGTTCTTAGCTTGTAATGGGGCAAGTTATTCGACGACTACCTATGCCTCTCTTTTTGCTCAAATTGGTTACAACTTCGGTGGGAGTGGGGGAAGCTTTAACGTTCCCAACATGGCAGGGCTTGTGGCTGTGGGCCTTGGATCAGGACCTATTGGGAGTGTAAGCATTGCAAGTACAGGTGGGGAAGCAACTCATACTCTTAGTGTGGGAGAAATGCCTTCGCATGCTCATACAGACTCAGGACATAATCATAGTGTGACAGGCCCTACAAGTATTCGGACTGACCTTCAAGTGGGAGGGTCTTCAGGTGCCGTATCTGCTGAAGGTCCCGTGGATACAACAAATGGAAACGCAAATATCCAAAACACAGGAGGCGGAGGCGCACACAATAACGTTCAGCCTTATATCGGTCTTCAATTTTTGATTAAATACTAGGTAAAAAATGGCAACAGAGCAAACAGTTAACATCAATTTCCAGCAAGGACTCAATACGAAAGTAGATCCTTGGCAACTTCCGGCAGGGCAGTTTCTCAGCCTTGAGAACTCTATTTTTCAGACAGGTGGATTACTAGCAAAGAGAAATGGATATGGAGTATTGCCAGGGGATGCGCCTGAAATGGCGTATTTAGCAACTTTGAATGGGAATTTAATTGGCATTGGGAATACTGTAAATGCTTATTCTCCTTCAGCACAAGCTTGGGTAACAAAGGGATCTTTGCAGCCTTGTTCGTTGAGTGTTTTACCTTTGATCAGAAATAATTTTAATCAAATTCAGAATGATACAGCAGTTTCCAATAACTTAGTTTGTATTGTTTATACACAGCAGGTTAATTTATCTGGGGTAAATTATTATTATGCCATTGAAGATGCCACTACTGGACAAAATATTGTCGCTCCTACTGCAATTCCTGCTTTGGCTGGTGGTGCGATTAATGGATCTTCTCGAGTTTTTGTGGTGGGGTCTTTTTTTGTAATTGTGAGTGATGTTTTAATCTCGGGACACAACTTCCTACAATACGTTTCAATCCCCGTTACCAATCCATTCAGCATCTCTTCTCCTCAAAATACTTTCCCTGAAATGTATGTGCCTTCTACAAGCAATCCTAATTGGGATGCAATAGTGTCAGGGACCACTTTGGTATTGGCTTACAATACAACGGTAGCAGGTCAAGGGATTCATGTAACTTCTCTTAATGAGGAGCAGATTGCCCTTAATTCAGACAGCGGGATTGTGCATGTGTTTACAGGGGCAAATTACCATGCGGATTTGATGTCATTGTGTGTAGACGCGAGTACCTCTCCAAACATTATTTACATTAACTTTTGGAATTCAAATAATAGTAATGTTTATACGGCAGCTGTGACTATTGGAGTTGGAACGATTACTACAGTCTTTAATCCCGTGGCTGTCTATAATCCTCCCGCCACTAAAAATTTAGCTTCAGCAGCTGTAAATGGGAAATGCTGGGTATTTTTTGAGCTCTCAAATACTTATTCATATGATTCTTCTATCCATAGCAATTTAATCCAAACTGCTATTGTGAATCAAGATGGCACTATCTTTAACATTCATGAAGTAATTAGAAGCGTAGGGTTAGCCTCTAAAGCTTTTGTTATCAATGGGGTTGTCTATTTTCTTTCTGTTTATCAGAGTACATTTCAACCTACGTATTTCTTGATCAATGGTTCTATTTCCACTTCTGCCATCCCTGTGATTGTATC